GGGGGGGGGAGACTAGTATTACCTCCCCCCCGGAACTGCTGGAACTATGCATGTTCATGTATGAATGTGTCTTTTCCAGTTTAGTCGACTACATATTTTTGTTGTCAGACCAGTTCCCCGGCGAATTTTTTTTCGCCGCGGCGTATTATTTATAATCGCCGGATATATAGTAAATTAACTAAATGTCATGTCCTACGTGTACTCATCCACCAAGCGATACAAAAACGGAAAAGTCTCAAAGCGTACCAACGGGAAGCGAGTGGCAACTCGTCAGTCCAAAGCCAAGCCCACTACTTCCAGGGCAAAGGGATCTCGGCCTATGCGAGGTAAAGGTCGAGGAAAGAATACCAAAGTACGCTCATCACATCGGAAGAAAACATCGTCTGTGGCCAGTTTTGCAAGAAAAGTTGAACGCGCTCTTGGCGGCGAACACCAATTCATTAACGAAGGCCATATCAGAGTTGGCGGCTCTACGGGAGTCCAGTATACAGGACTGGCGACAAACCAACTCCTTACTCTCGCAGATGTCCCAACCATCTACAACTTCATCTGGGACATAGTTCAGCGAATTTATTATTTTCCTGCTGGTCAGTCTGCAGGTGGGTTTGTCCCAGGTCTTCCTCTTGATTTTCATTTGACCAAGTGTCAGATGAATATTCAGGTTACAAACGTTTCGAGTATTCCGGTGTTTGGAACTCTTTGGCAGTTGTGTGCCAAATATGATTGTGCGCTTACTGCTTTTGATGCGTACACTAACAGTCTTGGCGGTATGAGTACTGCAAAGTACGATGCGCCTGATGATACTGACAAGAATTCCACCCCCTATCGCTATCGCGATCTTTGTCAAGTTTACAAAATTATGAAGCCGACGAAGTTCAAGTTGGAGGCTGGCGGAGTGAAGAGATTCAAATTTGATGTTGTTTACAATCGTCATATCTTCAATCGTTATGGTGGCTTGGATACCATTGAAGGCACCAGGTATTTCTATTTCAATTTTCTAGGTCCTCCTATCAACGACATGAATACCGTTACGCAAGTGAACACTGCTGCCACGCAGTGTGATATTACTTGGCAATCCGTACATGAGTATGCTACGGTTCAACAGCCTTACCGTTTCCGCGATGTGAACACTGATGTTCAAGCGGTTGCTGCTCCACGATTCATGACTGTCAACAACCCCACGGTTGCTGCAGTTACTCAAGCATAAAGATTGATTCTATCCATTTCTAGCCAACCAATCGATACCGGCCCCGCCCGGGATCGGAAGGGTTTTTGCGTCCGTCAGGCGCAAAAACCCGGACTGAAAGTCGAACAGATATTTACCTTGATCTTAGCCAAAAGGCCGGGATGGTATTGTCGATGATACTTCCCGATTGCTAGCGGAGCGCGGGCGTGAAAGGAGGCCTGCCTCCTTTCACGGCCGTCACCCCAAAGGTACTTTTTTTTACTGTGGGGATATTTCAGCGGTAGCACGCAAGTCTGTCCAAAACATCAACATTTACTCTTTTACTGTGGTGAAATCACCTTGTATCTCAAAGATATTCCAACGGTCAGCGCTCATTGCGCTAGTGTCTGGCCTGAAGTTTGCAAAGCAGATGACGTGTGGCCAGTTATAAATACATTGGTCTGCTTCATATTTTTCGTTGAAGAAGACTGCACTCTTGACTGATTCTAGCCCTGCGTATGAGATGTAACCCTCTGTTGTGCGAGGGAAATCAAATAGGACGATGTCTACAGGTTTTTCGTTCTCGATTGCCTTTTGAATGGCAAATTTGATGTTCTTTCCTTGTCCTGAAACGTATCTAGCCATGTGGTTGATGATCAATTCTCGACAGAAGATTGTCTTACCCTTGTTTCCTGGTGCGTCCCAGAACCAGTAGATACTTCTTTCATCAGGTTCTCCTTTGATGATTTCCATAACTTGTTTTTGCCAAGGACGAAGTTCTTTGCCTTCCATGCCTGATCTAATAGGCTTCGGCCAGGCTATGTTTGCGTATGGTCCGCCTATGCGGCCTTGCGTTTTTGTGCAGTATTTCACTGATGCTTTCCAGTCTTTGCATGATTCCCAGTGAATACTTTTTGTGTTCCAGAATAGACTCATTGGTCGTTGTTTCGTTGGAAACTCAATGCATCCTTGGAGGTGTGGGGTTTTACTATCCCCCTCCTCCTCTTGAAACACGTATTTAACGTTGTTTTCTTTACATCGAGTTTGTATATCTTCGATGTCTGAGGGCTTATAGTTGTTCCAGGTAAAAAACCATTTTTTGGCAGGTGAAACCTGTTTTTTGGAACTTTTGGAACTATGAGACTTTTCCTCAGAATTAATGAGGGGGGGGGAGACTAGTATTACCTCCCCCCCGGAACTGCTGGAACTATGCATGTTCATGTATGAATGTGTCTTTTCCAGTTTAGTCGACTACATATTTTTGTTGTCAGACCAGTTCCCCGG